CGGGCGCGGGCGCGGGCGCGGGCGCGGGCGCAGCCTGCTGCTGACGAGCCTGCTGTAGCTGCTCGATAGATGCAGTGATGCGCTGCACGGATTCTTCAGGCAGACCCATGGAACGAGCCATGGACGCCACCTGTTCAACAGTTTGCGTCTCGATGGATTCGGCTGAGACGCCCGGCATCAACTGCTGCAAGGATGCAATCGCAGCGGCATACGGGTCCACAGCGGTAGCGACCTCAGGGGCAACTGCTGGCTCGGAAACCGGGGCTGCTTCTGCCGTTGCCGCCTCGGCTTCAGCTCTGGCCTTAGCTGCCGCTTCTTCTCGGCGCATCCTAAGCGAGAACGATTTGCCCGACCGCGTCTTAATCGTCAGGTCACCGTGGAACTTGTTGAACGCCTGCCACGGGGTTGTCGGCCTGCCTTCGCGGGTTTCACGATCCGCCATCGCAGCGATGTGCGAGCCGTAAATCAGGCCAGCGGCATTCGCCTCGTCCTTGGATCCAAACACTCGCAGTTCACGGAAGATGTCGTTGACCAGTCCCGTGATCTCGTTGAGTTCCTTCTCCCAAATGTTCTTCTCGTCGCGGTGCTTTTCGACAAGCTTCTTGGTGTCCGCGACCGCCTTCGCCTTGTTGGCGTTCATCGCATCAAGCTCGGACTGCGTCATGTCCGCAGGGCTGAACTTGACATGGCGACGCAACGCTTGGCCCATCGGCGTGTTGTCAACGAAGGAAAAGTATTCTCCTGTCGAGACCACTACATGCGGCTCGTTAACATCCATCTTCTCCAGCGCGACGGCGAAGGCCGGAGCGGTCTTGCGCAGCTCTCCGAGAACCTCGTTAACGACCTCGTCTCTGCCAGCAAACTCTTCTACCGAAACGCCTGCGGCCTTTGCGGCCTTCTCAACACTCTTCGTAAGCAGTTCATTCCAAGCCTTTTGCAGGACCTTGGTATCGATGTAGATGTTTTCTGCCGAAGTATTGTTTAGCTGCGTGTTCAGGTAGTTGGCATGCAGTTGCGGGTTGCGCTGAAGAATCGGATTGTCCTTGACATCGTTCTGAAGGTCATTCAGAAGCTTCAAGCCCGCCTTGCTTCGCGACGAGCGATACATGTCGCGGAACAGACCAATCGACGGCAGTACCGGAGTCATCAACCCGCTGACGAGTGCAGACTGGCCAATCGTCTGCGCCCACCAATTGGGATCGGACAAAGCCGAAGGGCTATCGTCATCCTTAGCCGCTTCGCTAAACACCACCGACGTAATGCTCTGCGCGATTTCCTCAGTGGTTTCGACGCCCCAATCCTTGATGAGCGTTTTGCCCCACTGCATGCCATCCTTCTCCAGAAGGTTCCCAATCAAGGCTCTACGAAGCCCGGCACGCAACGCAGCTTTTTCGGCTGTCCCAAAGACCAGCCTCTTTGCCTGTCCCGTCAAACCGCCGCCGACGCTTTCAATCGCGGCTTGGATAAACGAGCTAGTTTCCGACATGAACTTGGCTTCGTTTACCGGGACGCCCTCGCGCAGCATCTCGGCCATCTCGCCGGGCTGAATGATCTCCCAAGCCTTTTTGAGAGATCCAATCGTAAAGCCAAGGCCAAAGCCCGCCGATGCCGTGATGCCTGAGCCGGGGCCAGTTACGGCACCAGCAGCACCGCCTACAACTGCTCCACCAATGCCGTAAGCCGTGCCCGTAATCGTAATAGGCACCATGAAGTCGAGCACTGAGTACAAAGCATCGCCAGAAACATTTCCTACCTGAGAAAGTTCCGTGCGCTTTTTGGCAAGCTGCAACAGTTCAATTCGCTCTTCCTCTGTAATGGTGTTTTTTGCGTCGATTTTCTCAACAAGCTCTGCCTCGCGGCTAGATAGATCCATCAACTCTTTGGCGTAGTTGCCAGTGTGGGAGATGTATTCCATCCTTCTCCTAAAAAGCTCAGGAGTAATCGGAGGAAATAGAGTTTCCCAAAACGAAATGCGCTCCGACGCCTTCTTCAAACGATCAATCTGATCGTGGCTAATGCGCGAAAAGCTGACATCCTGAAGGCTTTCCGCAAGCTTCGGATACTTGGAAACGATTTCCTCACGCTCCAAGTAGCGGCGCTTGAGGACTTCTCTAACAACATCAATCTGATCCAGCGCCGTGGACTCAGGGATGCCAAGTTCCTTGGCAATGAGTTGTGATTCTGCCGCAAGATCGGGGTCGATCTTTGCGGCATCAGCAAGCATCCGGGTAAGGTTTCGCTCTCGAAGACTCGGCCCCTTCATGGCCTTGGCAATCTCAAGCGCGTAGGGCTTCTCTTCCGGCGTCGTGGGAACGCTCGGTTGTTGCGGGCCGACAGGGTTCTGCGGACTGGGCGGATCCTGAATAGAAAACGGATCAGCAGGCGACGAAAGCGAATCGTCTTCTTCGTCAGAAAAGTTAAACCCGGAAATCTGTTCGTTCATGTGATTCCTTATATTGTTAATAGCGATTGTAGGTAGGCCAGCCCCTAAACGTTCTGCTCTCGCGACGAGGAGGTGTAGGCTTTTGCCAACTAAACCTGCCATTATCAAGTTCTGTCTGAATGTACGTCTCTACCCAAGTTTGTTCATCTTGACGCATGTAGCTGCCGCCACGCAACGGGCTAGAGAAATTGTTTTGATCAATGTATCGCTTAATATCTTCAAGTTTGCTGGGTGGAATTGAAGAAAGAGGAATCCACTGCATCTTTCCGGTCTCTGGGTTTTTCACAAAAGCCCCAAGATCGTCTTCGCCACGACGAAGCTTTTCGTAAGTTCCTTCTCCCTGCTTCAAAACCTCAACAGAACTCGATTTCTGAACAAACATGTCGTTAACAACTTTTTTAATTTCCTCGTTAGTTAGCTGGCGGGAATTTTTAAGGACGCCGCCTTCAATGCGCTGAACCTGCCTATCTAATTCTTCGATATACCAGCGCCTTTCACTAGGCTCGGTAAGCCTCATTTCGTCAAGCTTAGAGTTAAGCTCTTCGCGCCAAGTAATTAGGCTGCGCTGCTCAAGCGATAAATCTCCAGTCATCCTCGCCCGCAAAGCCATCACATAATTAAAATCGCGGCTGTTAAGCGATCCGCGATAACGGACGAAAATCTCTTCCGGGCTTAAATTAGTTAGCTGCTCTGGGTTGTTTTCCAATTTGGAAAGCACAAGGCTGTTTGTATCCCAGTCTTTCTTAGCGCGATCATAATTCAACAACACCTGATCCATGCCCGTGCTGCGAAGTTGGTTCTGAGTCAGTGGATTAATGTCCGAAAGCTGGCCGCTTTTGGCCTGCATTTGCGACAAAGCATCCTGTAGCGCCATGGCTGAGAGTTGGGCGCGTTGCTGCCGCTGGTTTTCGCTCATGCGGTTAACGGCATCACCCATAATGACGGCTTGACGTTCGTTGATCTTGCCCGACGAAAGCCAGCCGTGAACCTTGTTCAACTGTTCGTCTCGCGATGCGTTGAACATCTCTGGGCTTTCAAGCAGGCTCTTGACCATCTTGGTTTCGTTGATGGTGGTAACCGCCTCGCCCATGCGGGCCAACGTATCCGGCGACACTTCGCCCTCGCGGCCCTTCACGAAGTCGTAGTACTGGACGGCATCGTCATGCCTATCGCCGCGCGCGAGATCGTCGAACATCTTTGCGTGAGCGGTATCTGACGCCGAAGCCAGCATCTGCTTGCGAACGTCATCGCTGACGCCACGCAGGTCGGCGATGGCGTTGACCTCGTCCATCCCGGTCTTCCAGTTGCCCGTGGCGGCGGCGAAGTTGCGCTTCGAGATGTTGCGACGGTAGTCCTCGAACGAGCTTTGGATTCGTGCTTCGGCAGAGCCAATTGCATAAATCTCAGACTGCTTTGCATAATGCTGATCAACGGCCATGGTTGCAGCCATGGTCCTTCGCGTAAACGCATCCCGAACCAATCGACGCTGAACTGGGTTCTGGGCGCGTTCTTCCAGCTTCTTGCGGGCCTCTTCGATGTCCTTGAACACCTTGTCCCGCGACTCGATGGCCCCACGCCCAAGCTTTGCCTCGTACCCTTCTTTCGGGTCGTAAACAATCTTGCGAATGGAATCGGCGAAGAGGTTGTCCAGCTCCTTGGCCGCAGCATCGTCAAGCTGGTTCTGCTGCCGCATCTGCAACGCATTCATGCGGAACGCGGCCTGCGCCAGCTCGCCAGTTGCCGCCCCCATCTGAGAAATCTCTCGGGGGGTCTGATCCTCCATCGGGATCGTGCGCGGCGCTTGGACCGCAGGCATCTGAATCGGCTGAAGATCAACAGAGGTAAATCTAGGAACTTGAACCATGGTTAAATGTCACTCGGGTAGTAGCCGCGATTCTGTGCAACTGCATAACTGCTGGCGATGCTTCCAGCAGAACCAAGCAGGCTTGTCGCTGCGCCCACATACGGGCGGATGGTCCTTCGGGTAGACGCCAAGTTCTGCGCGCTAACGCCAGCCATCATGCCCTCGTTCTGGATGTTCACGCGCTGCATGCGCGCGGCTTCCGCCTGACGCACGGAGTTCGCGTTGATCGTGATTGCATCCATCTCCTTGACGAGATCGGCGGTCGCCATCGTCTCGGCGGCGCTGCCTACGCCCGCCTGCACGCCGCGCGCGCCCAGCGAAGCTTCAGCCGCAGCCTTCTGCGCGCCCGCGCGCATCTTGTATTGGCTGATCTGCTGCTGCCCGGATTCCAAGATCGACTGCGCCTGATACTCGGCGTTGCGAGCGTTGATGGCGGACATCGATTGCTGGAACTCCAGCGACAACTGCTGCGACTTGAGCTTGTAACGCTCGCTCTTTGCGGCGTAAAAGCTGCCGATGGCTCCTTGCAAGGCGCTGGTCGCACCAAGGAGCAAACCCAACGCCGCGTAGTTGAACTTGTCCGGTGCCGGATTCCCGGCACCCGGAGCAGCAGCCCCACCAGTTGGGTCGAAACCAAACTTGGATGCCTGAAACAGCGAAAAGTCATCCTCGTTCATCACCCACCTCCGATAACGGTTTCCGTGGTCAAGCTGGTGATTTCCAGCGGCAGGGGATCAGTCTGACGAACGAGCACCGTGCCGTCCCAATCCCACGTTGGCGTCAAAAGAACATCCACGTTTTCGCTAACCATGGTCGCGCTTGTGTTGTACGGATTGGACTTCACCAGCTTGTCTGCCGATGGCCCCATGTAGAAGTCGCCTGAGCGGAGCACGCGCAGGAACGCCTTGCTGACGTTCTTCACGCGATACTGACCAAACCCCTCCATCTGAAGCGTCACCGGAAGAGTCTTCAGTTCTGCCGTGATGGGAAGGCCGACAAGGATCTTCTGCCCAGTAGTAGCTGGCGTGGTCAGCGTGATGGATCCGCCGCTCACCACCTTGGAAGGCTGGATCTGGCCGTTGACCAGCACGCTTACCGTATTGCCGTTGAGATGGTCGAGGCCACCAACCGAGGTCACCGGACCTGCGCCGACAGTGGTCTGCAACGCGCTGTCCATGAACCATGCGTCGGCAAGCGTCGCGTACTCGCGAGACTGCATGCGCTCGACGTAGCGCAGCGGACTGGCCTGTGTCCCGCGATTCACGATGACGTACAAAAAGTCTTCGTCTCCCTCAGGAACGGATGCGCACGACTCGAACGTGCCCAGCGTGTCGTGCTGGTGCCACGCACCAACCTGCTCTTCGGGGACGTAGGTCATGCCAAGCAGTTTCCCGCTGGTGGAAATGAACCACAGAATCGGGCGCGGAGCCTTGCTGTAGGTCATATCGACGATGTCGTAATCGTCGAACAAATGCGCAGCGCGCATGCTCAGGTCGCCCGTGATGTAGCCGTTAGCCTGCCAGTTGTACCCCATCTCACGGACATGGCCACCGCGAGACGCGACGTAGACCATGGTGTTGTTGATTATCTGGGGCTGCGCGTTGTTGGCACCGATGAATGACTGCGGACGCACCGAGATGGTGAACGGCGTCAACGCATCACCGTTGACCGAGGTCACGCGCCATTCGGCGCTGTTGGTCAGCAGGACAAGCTGCTGCAACGGAACCATGTGCCTGATGGTGTTGGATTCGCGCGCGGCAACTTGAAAGAAGATTCTATCGGTATCCTGCGCGGGAAGGTGGTAACCAAGATCCGACTCGGTCCCCGACGCGGTCATCCACACGGCCTGCGGTTTGGTAATGGTCCCGCCAAAGCAGCGGCGCTGCTCGTAGTAGCAAACAGCGGCTGGGAAGTTGGTCGAGGTCTGAAGATCCGAACTGAACAGCGGCGGCGTCTGTCCAAGGTCGGGAGCGATGTTGTCATCCTTGAAGGTGACAGGCCCGTTGGCTGGTTGCTCGACTTGGCCGATGTACCCGAACAGACCGCTCTGCTCCTTGTAGACGTTGTAGCGAACGGCCCCCTCCATCCGATCCCAACTAATAGTGTTGTACGCACCAGTGACATACAAGTTGTTGGTGACGCTTACCTCCGCAGAAGCAAGGCTTTCGTCGAGACCCGGACCAATTGCCGACACCTTGTACTTGTTGACCGTATTGATCGTCGGGTTGCTGAACTGCATCTTGCCAGTTCGACCAATGCGAATAATGAAGCCAGATGCGGTGCCGATGTTTACAAAGGCCCCAGTGCCGTTTGGATCCGTAGTGATTTGAAACGTGGTTGCGTTGGCAGGACTTAGAGCCTTGACGTAGTAGGTCGTTCCAGCCGTGACGCCCGATGGAACCCCGTTGAGTCCGACTTGGTTGAAGATGACGGGGCAACCAACGGCGAGGTTGTTGGGATTCGAGGTAGTAATGGTGTTTGCCGTATCGTCAGAAGTGCAAAGCCATTCGCCGAACGTTGATCCTTCCGTGTTGAAGTTAACGTCCTTGCCTCCGTCGTAGGTCTTAAGCGTGACCTCTCTGGTGGCATCGGCTCCACCATCGCCATCGTTATCTTGAATCAGGAAGAACTTGTCGTTGACGAAGTTCCATTTGCAGTTGCTGATGTAAACCTGATCGTTGTTGGCATAGCCGTGATCGCTGTCAAACGTGAACAGCGCCTTGTCAACTCCACCAGCGGCGTTGCCTTCGTACTTGCGAATGAAGTCAATTTCGATTGCGCCGCCAAGGTTGGCCGTCACCGATACGTTGGTCGGAGTCGCAACCGTCCCTTGAAACGTCAGTGGAATCATGCGCCAATCGGTTGCGCCATACCTGCGCAACTCCATCGGCTGGTAGTTCGGATGAACTAGCGTCAGCACATCGTTGGATTGCGCGTAGTGAATGCTGAAGATGTCGGCTTCAGCGTAGGGCACACCATCAGACCGATGAGTGGGAATCTCGTATTCCCCGGTGATGGGCTGCAACCACCAAAAGGGGCTGCTTGTTGCGGGGCCAGTTACTGGGGCATCGTACGACTCGCCCTGCGTGTTGCGGTAATAGTAGACGCGGCTCGAAAACAAAACGAGTTCGCCTTGGCGGTATGCGTAGGACCCGGTACTGGAAGACGCAGCGGTAGTGAACGTAAGTTCCGGTCCACCAGAAGTTGCCGCGATTTTAAACGTGTTGGTAAGTGGCGTCGAAACGTAGTAGACGCGGTTGGCAACAAGCTCAGGAGGCAGATTGGCCCCAGTAAAAAACACTGGATCGCCAGCGACAAAAGTGTGGCCAGACCAGTTGACCGTGCTGGGTGCCGTGAAGGTGACGGATGTGCTTTTCGGCTTGTACGCGGTTGCGGACGGAGCGGTTAGCACCGCGCCGTTGGTGTAGAACCGGAAGAACGAAACGTTGGACGCATTGATGCCAAGTTCGATCACAACCGACTGAGTTGTGGAGAACACAAACGGAATCAGTCGCGACTTCTTCGCGCTGTTCCCAGTTGCCCGCACGAACAAGGTGCCCGGTCGGTTGTACGCAGGACCCTGCGGCTTCGTGATGAAGTTCCGCAGGAGCGCCGCGCCCGTCTGGTACTTGGAATCGTCGATCCTCCCGAACATCTCGGGACTGATCTCGCCGCCACCAAACGACCGAGTGTAAATGCGCGTGCTAGGCATAGGTCACCGTCCCGACATCCAAGGAGTAATCTGTTCCGGCTTGACGTTGCGCTGAGTCGCGTCAAGGGTTTCGGCCTTGCCGAGGTACGCCATCATCATCTGCTGGCAACGCTTGGCTTCAGCGGATCCCTGATCGCCCTTGATGATTGGACCAGCCAGCATGCTGGCCAGATGCCACGACAGCGCCACGACAAACGTCTGCGAGAACGTTCGCGGGTCCGTTACCCGGTAAACAAATCGCACCTTCGCTTCGGGCTGATCCGTGTAGATGATTTGCTCGCCATCATCGTTGGTTTCGATGGTGTACGGCTGCGGGTTGTACATGCCAGCAGCCACCACCGGAGCCGTGTAGTACTGGGAGTTCGGCGGCGAGAACTGCGTGCTGTAATCGTCCGAAGAATCGGGCGGCAGCACCGCCACGATCTTGGCCGCGTTCTCCGGCATGAAGTAGGCGAAGTCGTACTCCGTGGAGGTGTTCGGAGCAGCAACGAGAACTTCGCGGCGCATCGCAAAGTTCCACTGCTGCATCTCAAGCAGACTGTCGCGAGCAATCGGATAGAACGTGGCGCAGTAGCTGCTCTGCACAGACCCATCGGTTGGGTCGATGCTGGTGATCTTCCCGCCTTCGCCGATGTGCGAAAGCGCCAAGTTGCAGATGTCCACCGCCGTCGTGCCCACGCGCGAGACCTTCTCCCACACGTTGAACGCCGCCGTTTCCCACTGCGTCAGACCAGCGCCGCTGAAGTGGGCCGCATCTCCGGGAAGCTTGTAGAACTCGTTGGTTTCGAAGGTGCCCATGTAGGGGTCTTCGTAAGCAAGCTTCTGCACCGCGTTGCGAACAAGCTCAGCACTTTCTGCGGTGCTGTTTGTGGCCCACGGCTCCGTCGTGATCTTGCCTTGAATCCACGGAATTGTTTCGGCAAGACCGCTGTACATGCCACGGTCCTTGATGGCTTGGCGCACAAGGCTCTTAAACGCGCGCAGGTTGTCTTCGTAAGCATTCGCCCAAACTGCGTTTGCTGTATCGCTTTCGCCCTGCGACATGAACACGCCTACAACTTCAAGCGTGTTGCCTTCCGACGCGGCTGCGGCAACAGCGGTATCGAGGATGTCGAGGAAGCGCGTGTACAGACTCTTGGAGGCTCCGGGCGACCAGTTGCTGTGGGCCGTCGTGTCAAACCATGCGGCGCGCGATGGATTGAGTCCGATGGCACCAAAAGTGAAGCCCTGCTCGTTTTGAGCCAAGCAAGTGCTTCCGACGCCGAGATTGCAAACGTAGATTTCCTCGCCGAGGGCCTGCTTAAGGCGCATTGCGAGACCGACATGGTAAGCCGAGTTGTGGCCAATCGGACTTGCTTCAATCCGCAAAAGGTTCCAGTAGTAAGGAACGCTGTAGGAGTTCGGGTAATTAAACCCCGGTGGGAACGGGTTCGTCTTGTTGGCCGGAGCGGTCAGCGTGCTGTAAATCCTTCCTTCAAGCTTGGTCCAAGGAAAGAAGTAGCCCCACTTGTCAAAGCGCCCAGTCGGAGTGTTGGTCTTGTACCAGTTGCCCGTCTGCACTCCGTTGAACGAAGTGCCAACAACTTGCGGCGAATCGCAAATGTGTTCCAAGGAGTATTCAAACTCGAACACATCCCCAACATGCGGTGCCTGCTGGTAGGTTCCTTCAACAACGACTTGATGGTCGGTGGCGTCAGTGCCAACCGAAATGATTCTTTTGGCTACACCGATATTTCCTGCGTGCGTTGAATATGTGCACCGAACGATGACGTTCAGCAATGTGCCCGATGATGGGTTTGTACGGAAATCTCTCCAGCGGATGCCAAAGTAAAGTCGCGTGTTTCCGCCTTCTACTGTGGCGGTGGTCTTGTTGACCATGTTGAAAAAGATCGACTCGTCCGCGATAGATGCCGGAGAAAACGGAGGATCGACCGTGATCGTGTTGGCCGTGTTGGCCGTGATCTTATGAAGCGTGTTGGTCAGTCCACGCTTGATGACTACGTCATTAAGCGAGTTGTCGGCTGACGCCGTGATGTAAAGCGCCATGGTGCTCGTGCCACCTGAGCCAACTGCGCCAGTGCCCGGGTAGTACATGTAGCCGCTCGATGCCGGGTTGTAGAACGTCAAGTACTTGACGCTCGGCATGGCGAGGCCGCGAATGTTGACCTTGGAGTACCCGTAGAAGTCCCCCGGCACCGTGAAGAGGTCGCCTTGGGTGATTGACATCTTCGGGACGGCCATCAGGTCGGCGTTTGGATGCAGCAGAAGCCACGAAGCATCGTCACCGATTGGGTCCGAGTTGCTTTGCCCGAGCGAGATGAGAACTTTCTTGACGGCCATGTTTGATCCTGAATGCAAAAAGGGGCCGCACTAGGCGACCCCTCATCTAAAGAACGTTAGCAATGCAATTGAATCAGGCTTCGCTTGGGGTCTGTGCCTGCCGCCGAACCCGAGTAAGTACACGCCTCTTCGGCGCTACTTCGGGTACAGCGGAAGGCTTTTGACCAGCAGTTTCCTGCGGTTCATCAAGGCACTCAATGTTGAGGCAGGGCGGTCCCAAATACTCGAAGATCGCACCTTCATCACGATAAGCGTTATCGATGAAAACAGGACACAAAGCTCGATATCTAGGCATGGCTCAGACGATGGTAAAGCTCTTGGAGTAGTACGTTCTGCCGTCCAGCATCTGGATATCCTTGACGAGTTCGGCACGAATCGCACCAGCAGAGATGGCACCAACAATCGTGTAGTAGCCGGACAGATACCTAGCGCCAGTCGCACCAATGGTGCCACTGATGGCGGTAATCAGGCCCGGCAACGGAACGACGATCTTGGTTGCTGGCGTGCCAGCCCCAACCGCTGCCGTGTGAGCGACAAGCTGCGCAGAGGCATAGAGTCCGCTCTGCACAACGGTTGAACTGCTGGACATGTCCGCATTCGGGCTGACGGCCAGTCCAAAGCGAACAGTTCCAGCGCCAGAGAAGGCTGTCGTGACCGTGACAAGGAGGGACAGCGTTTCGCCGTCCCCCAAGTCACGCGCCATCGACAGATCAACCTTGTCCGTGGAAATGATGTTGGTATCAGTTCCAGTAACGGTTTGCCCGTTTGAAAACAGAAGTAGTTGATCAGCGATCATCAAAGCCTCCTTTGGCTTTATCCAACGGTAATGCCAGTCGGATAGCTCTTCTTGCCATCCTGAACGCCGATCACAACATCGGAGATCACTCGGCCACCAGTTGTAAAAGTGCCAGTCGGAACATACCGAAGGCCAAAATACAACTGACCGAGATTTCCCTGCACGGCAGCGGCTGCGTTAACGATGCCCGCAAGAAGCGGGTTGATGCGAATAGCGCAAACGTAACCCATCTTCTGGCCCGTAGGTGCGATCAGCGAAACAAGTGGGATCACATCCGAGAAGCCAACAAGCTGAACGTTGGCGCTAAGGCCAACATCAGAAGCGATGACTGCTCGAACCTGAAGGTTGGTTCCGCCAGCAAAGGTGCCAGTTACGCGAGTGTAGACATAAATGTCTTCACCCTCACCCATGTCCCTGATGGCACCAAGGTCAATTACGTCGGAAGAAATAATTTCTGCCGCTCCGGTAATTGCCTGACCGCCAGCCGCACGATCTGCGGTGCTAGTAAGACTAAGACTTGCGTCAGTATACATTGTTGATTTCTCCTTTTATCAGACCGTGGCTTCGGTGTTGAGGATCGAGTCAACGCAACGAATCGGGATGCCGAGGAACGACAGCCACGAAGTGGCGGTGCCGAACTGGCTCAGACCCTGATTGACTGCGAGAACGTTCTGCGCCTTGTTCATGGCCTGAATCGACAGGTAGCTATGCACCGTTCGATTCATGTAGAACACAGGGCGGCCCATCTTGAGATTCGGCGGGCGATACATGGCGCGAGCCATCAGTTTGACAAGCTGAGTGTTTACGTTGTCAGCCTGCGTACCAGTGCTGGTACCAAGGTCGGAGGGAAGAATGTTGGGGATGCGAACCACATACCTCCAGTCCTTGACCACCAGACCATTCTTCCACTGGTAGCGGGTCACCAGTGCCTGCATGCGGTTCGTGCTCGAAGCCGAACCAGCGGTAGAGCCTTCGGTGTAAACCGTCTGCTCGCCAAGGTCTTCATGCATGAGACCCGCCTTGCTGCCCTTCGGGAACGGGCAATAAACCGTCTGATCACCCCAGACAACGAGGTAGACCGAGGTCATCGAACCCGAAGAAGAACCGCCAGCGGACAGAATGTTCTGACCATTTGCGGCAGAGCTAGACGAATAGCGGGGAGCCAGACCAAGGAACTCCTTCGGATCAACCGAGGGGTTGCCATAGAAAAGGGTCGTGGCCATGCGCTGGTTCATCGCCTCAAGGAACGCCGTGTCTTCGGACAGGCGGAACTGCGCGGTGTTGCCATTCAACATCGCGAGATCCTTATCGACCTCCGAGCGGGCCTCAAGAATCGAGCACGCCTCGTCCACCTGAGCGGTCGTGCTCTTGCTGGACGGGATACCCTGATTCAACGAGCGCCAGTAAACGGTCGGCAGACCAGTGCGGATAACGACGCGCTCGCCAGTGGGCAGGTTACCCTCCTTAAACACGCAGTCGGTCAGAATCTCGTTGGTCTGCGAAAGCAGCTCAGCAACGACGGGAACCTTGCCGTCTGGATCGGTGCGCTTAGCCCAATCAGCAAGGGTAAGATTAGTTGCGGTCAACGTAGCCATGAGTCATCAAGCCTTCTTAGAGTACAGAACATTGGCAAGGTCATTGAATGTCTGAGGTGCAGCAACCTTGCCGCCCTGAGACCCTGCCACGAAACGATCCTCACTAATCGCCTTTCCGGCGCGATACATGAACCGGATGACCTCCGGGTGATCGCCAAGGCCGGAATCGTTCAGCAGACTGCGGAGTTCCTTGGTGCCAAAAGCATCAAGCGCCTTGCGGGCGACGCTTAGGTTGGCATCAAGCTTCTCTCCCCCAAACTCAGCATCAGCGCGAGTGTTCTGGACCCACTCGTTGCGGATGGTCTGAAGCTGCTGGTTCTGACGCTCCTGAAGCTTGGGAGCCATCGTGTCGAGAACCTTCTGGGCTGAATCCTGAGTGAGATTCAGTTCCTTCGCGACGTTGCCAAATACTTCCAGTACTTGGGAATCGAACTCGAAGCCTTCGTGAGTCTTGAACTCATACTTCTCCGGAGCGCCTTGCGGCTTGTCGGAAACGGGCTTCTGTTCCGCAGCTACGGGCTGCGGCGCGTTCTGGGGAGCCTTCTGCTCAGGTGCCGACGCGGCCTGTGCGGGCGCGGCGGGAGCCTGTGGTGCAACTGCTTGGCCTTCAGTTGGAGTCGTTTCGGGCGCTGTCAGTGCGGTCATTCGCGTTCTCTTTCACAAGAGTCGGATACAGTTCTGGACACAGCGCGTGGATCATCGCTAGCAGTTGAAGCCCGTAGTTTCGATTGCCCTCTGCAAATGCCATTTGCATTGCATTGGGATTGAAGCTCAGGCGGAAAACGCCGGATTGATCCAGAAGCCGCCACACAATGCGTCGGCCCCGCTTGTTGCCCATGAGCCACTTGAAGTCACCTTCTTCGGTCTCACGGGACAGGCGCTCTCGCATAACCTTCTCGGCCTGCGCACGTTCCTGCCCCCTGATATCGATGGGGTCATAGTTGCTCACGCAAAAACCCTAGCCAATAACAAGGCGGCTACGGGTACAGATAGAAACGCAGCAAGTCAGCGCCGTCGAATATACGCAACGGCTACGCCAAGGTCGGCGGCTCCAATAAGAGGGTACGGGGTGTCGTTGCCGTACTTAATGCCGTAGCCGACGCCACCCTTTACGTTGCTCGGGTCGGGGAACCAGCCCGGCTGGACAAGCCCCTCGTTGACCACCTTGACCAGAGTCCAAGCCGTGGCAATCGACGTAGAAATCGTCTCGACCTCTTCCGCGCTCGGAACGAGGTATGGCTTACGAACCAGAGATTCAACAACCGTTGCGGTATCCGCAACAGAACGCGACAACTGTCGAGCGACAATGCGCGACTCGACGAGCTGTTCGACCTCTAGGACGTTCTGTTTCTGTGCGCCCTCACCGTAGAAGAGCGAAAGCAGCATGGCTCAGATCACCATGATCCTTGCCATGATCGTGCTGTTGTTGATGAGGTTGTAGATGTAGGTGATCTTGGTTGCGCCGTCCTTGTAGATCACATCGAACATGCAGTCGCCAATGCGTGCGCCACCGGACGGGTACTGCAACTGAGCAAACGGCATCAACTCACTGGTTACGAAGTTGTACTTGTAGAACCTGTGGGTTGCGTCCTTTTGGATGTACAGGAAGTTGCCGTTGTAGGCGTAGCGAGTGCCCGTGGTGAAGGTCTCGTTAGCCGGGCCATACACAACACCGCTGACCCATGTGTTTGCGGCAATGTCGTAGTAGTCAAGCGTGCCAACGCCGCCAGCACGAAAGCTGTAGATGCGGCGACCGTTGATGATGGCATTTGTGTTGCTCCACGCGGAGTCAGAGCAATCCCAAACCCAATGACCCGACAAAGCACTTGATGGTGCGGCTGCCCGGGCAGCAACTGGAGTTAAAACAGTCCAAGTGTTGGTGCTGATGCTGTATCGGTACAGGGTGACAGCAAGGTTGCCCATGAGGTAAATAAAGTCATCGTTGCCCTCGATGGAGATGGTGCTGTCGATGTCGGGAGGTGTAGTCCACGCAGCCGTCAACGTGAGCAAAGTTGCCGTGTTGCTTGCAACGGTGCGGATCTGGCCAGCCCCGGTGCCGCTTACGATGCGGACTTGGAAGTTCTTCCACTGGTCAGTGGCCCAGTTGGCAGTCGAATCCTCAACAGCAGAGCCGCCAGTGCCCGTGGCCAAGAACTCATGGAACTTGACGTAGTCGGTGTCAATCCAACTTGGAGTGGCAATAACTCTTGCGTCAGTGCCAATGCTGGCGGCAAGGTTGGTAATGCTGAGGTTGGCAGACCAAGTGTTGGTGGCGAAGTCGTAGAAGCGCCACGTTGAACCCTGCGTACCTCCCGATTGAACAAACCAACGCGGAGTAATCAGTCGATACTTGGTTGCGTTGGTAAATGCGCTTGCCTGCGTATCCACCGTGATGACGGCGTTGGCCCCGGTTGTGTTTCGCACAATGGGCAACGTTGCCCCAGCATTTGGGCCTTCAAGGATGTGGATCGAGTACCCGCGCAGATCACGCGCCAGCGTTTGATTGGTCGTGATGGTGCTGGTCGTTCCTGCGGTAGCGGTAAGGAACGCCACACCAAGAGTTGATCCAGTAGACCACGAAATGGCAGTCCCGCACGCGCCGCCAGTTAGCGTTCCAAGACCGGAGTTCGGGATATTAATCCAACCATCTTCGTCTGGCTGATAAAGCCAAATGGCTGAGTTGCCAGCGAAGTACATTTGCTGCTGGCGATAATGACGCGACGATGCAATGAACATCGACGTATCCTGCGTCACGGGCGCGGTTGCCAAAAACTCCCACCGCTTGAGGTCGAGGATCTTCCTGTTGCCGTTCGTAGTTGCCATTTCAGGTCACCGTGATGTTTCTGCGGAGGCTGTCTGCGGTAAGAACCGAAAAGTCTTTGTAGGCTTGCCCAACGTCAAAGTTCATGGCACCCATGCGAAGCAACTGATTAAGTGTCGCAACTGTGCCCATGCTGCTGTTGCCGTCCGTTGTTACACGCAACTGCATCGCTGTGTTGTAGGTCAACCAGTTCGTCACCTTCGCCATCGACTGGATTGCCATGCGCATCGCTTCAATCGCCTCGATCAACTCGCCGTAACCAGCGACGGGCAGCGGGTTCGTTGCGCTTGCGTCGGCGGCTAGACCATCAGAGCCAACAGAAAGCTTGACGCGCTGGTACATCACGCCACTGACATCGTCGGCAGCAATGTTGATTCCAGACCCCGGAGTGTAACTAACGTTGTCGGCCATTTCAGATTCCGTTGAGGGTGTGGTTCACGAACACCTTGAGGGTGTCGTTCGAGGTCTTGGTGAACGGGGTGCCAAACTCGGCGTGCATCATCAGTGGCTCGCTCGCGCCCGGCGAGGGGTTCGTGATGATGATGTCCGCGATGTTGGATGCGTTGGCTTCCACCTTCGAGTAGCTGACGGCGTAGGTCACGACATCCACTCCGGCTCCCGTGTTGTCAACGTCACTGTCGTTGATCTTCGGGTAGCCAGCCGTAAGCGCCTTCGCACTACCACTCACAAGGCCAACGAGGTTGGCGCGCGTGTTTCCCTTTGCGGGCGACGCGCTCGCGCCGTTGTACATCTCGATGATGCCATCAAAGACGTTGGAGCCATCCGTGAAGTTCGTTGTGGCCGCACCAACTGCACGCTGCGCGTAAAACAGATCGCCCGCGTCGGTGACGATGTTGCGCGTGATGTGCGTGATCTTCCTGCCCGTGTCCTTGTTTTCGAGAACGGCCACGATGCGCGTGTTGATGACTTGCGACAAGAGTCCCTCCGAGCCGTCCGCACTCTTGAGGACGGCTAGCACTTGGTCCTTGATGGTTGCCCGCTCGATCATTCGGCCTTGCTTGCCAGCTTGGCCAGCCACGCCTTGGCTTCCGAAATCTGACCAAGCAGGTCGGCAAGTTCCGTTTCCAGTTCCTGCTTCTGAATCTTGAGGTCCTCGGAGACCACGCCGATGGACTCCTGCATCTTCTGGGCCTCGTTAACCTCCTCAAGCGCCGCCTGAATATCTGCGGTTGCCTGCTTCTTGGCCTCGTCGATGATGCGCGCGGCCTGTTCCTCGGCGTGCGCAACAACGTTCTCGGCCTCCTCCGTGGCTACCTCAGCCATCTTGAGAGCGCGCTCCTTGGCCTCTTCGGTCTGCTTCTTGGCCTCCTCAAGCTCGGCCTTGGCCTTTGCGACCTTGGCTTCAAGCTCGGCCTTGTGCTGGTCAATCTGACCAATCGCCTCAAGAGCATCAGCCGCTTCCTTGAGGGACTCGAACTGACGGGACAGGGTGCGGATCTGCAACGCGGTTTCGATGTAGCTCATCTCAGACTTCCTTCATCAGCAGGTAAACGTCAAGCTTGACCCCAGTGCCAGAGGTCACGCGAGGACGCAGGTAGCGCGTCAACTCGGGGATCATCTCAATGCGATTGTTGTTCAGGACAAGCGCGTTGCCCTGAAGGTCCGTAAGCGTCGCGTAGTTCACTCCGTCGTGCGAACCTTCAATGGTCACTGCGCCGCCACCGAAGCTACCAGCGTCAGGGGAGACAACGGCCTGCACCGAACGGTCTGCACGGTTGGTCCACGGAACAGGCTCGCCGACTGCGTTGTCGCCGACCTCGGTCAAGCCATACCAAACGGTGAGATTGGCGTTGTCCACACCAATCGAAACAGTAGTAGACGCGATAGCCATATCAGACCTCAGTAGCCGTAGGTGAGTTGTAGCCAGAGAACATGTTCATCACATCAGTCAGCGCATTGGGCTGGCCACCCGTAGGCGACTGAGAAAGATCGCGGACCGTTGCGGCCTGCTGCTGAGCCATCGCTGCCTGCTCCTTCGCGGCAAGCGCGGCATTCCTCTGCTCGCGCAGCAACGCCACGTTCTCGCTGGCAACGATGAGGTTCGGGTCCACGCCCAGCATGTCGCTGTAGGCGTCAACCCACTCGTCAGCATCGAACTTGTCCAGCACATCCGGCTTCATCTGGGCAACAACACCAAGGTTGCTCACCAGCCTGTCCACCGAGTTGGTGCCAATAGCCTTCTGCGCCTGCGCCAACATCGAGACGAACTCGACGTTGATCTCCATGCCCTGCAACTCGGGCGGCGGCGGCGGCACTGCGCCAGATTCCAACATGCGCAGGAACGTGGTCTCGATCATCGGATCGAGCATCTCGTTGTGCACGCGCTCCAGCACCGGGCCAAGCTGCACCAGCTTCTCCTCGGACCGCATCGCCACCTCCGTGGCCGTCATGCGCGTGTCAACAGCATTAGCCAACATCAGGAACAGGTCCGCGTGGAACGCACTGCGAATGCGCTCGCGAACGTCCTGAATGTCCTGCAACAGGTGGTTGAGGTTGAGGTTCACCTCGAACGCGGTGCGGATGCCGCCCTGCGGGCTCGACGAATCCACATAGGAGATGCCACCCGGCAAGGTCTCGACATCCCGGTTCTTCATCGAGGTCGGGACCTGCAACGGCGGCTTCGTCTGGTAGTCGATGCCCTGCGCCTTGCGAAGCTGCTCATGCTGCAACTGCTTGATGTCGCCGAGCGCCTCCATGCCGGGCGAGTTGCCGTAGATGTCGCCGCCGCCAACGGCCCACCTCGGGACGAGCACCGGGAAGTGCTGGAAGCCCGACTCGCGCAGGAACTTGTTCTCCTCCGCGCCGATCTCGAAGTAGCAAGACTTCCACGGCATGTTGACCGCGTCCCTCTTGCGAACGTCACGCTCGCGCACCTCGCGAGGCTCGATGGCGTGGATGACCGTGATCCACTGATCAAGGCTGCCACGGTCGAACAGGTTCTGGACGTTCTTGCTACAGTTCTCGTAGCCGAACTCCTGCACAAGCTCGGCGACGGTCTTCTCGAACTCGCGGTAGAACGTGTCCACCCGGCCTCGATAATCCGTCGAGATAGCAAACTCGCCAACGGTCACGGGGTAGTGGTGGATCACCCGGTCGTAGTCCGGCAACAGGATGCTGCTCGTCGTGCCGAACGCACCCAACTCCTCATACATCCCGTGCAACGTGCGATAGGTGTTGCTGCGGCTGAACACCATCAGCATGCGCTTGGTCACATCGTCAAGCCAAAGCCTGACCGTGTGGAACTTGTTCAACTCCGGGTCGGCAGTGCTAAGGCGGAACCACGGCCTCGCAGGGCTGGTGGCACCCGCCATCATGCCCGAGCCAAGGACCTTCAGCGCCCTCGTCCCCGTGTTGTCGTAGATCGCGTTGTGGCGGCGGTCGCCACGGTTGCGGTCCTGCACAAAGTACCGCCCGTTGCGGGGCAGAAGATACTGCGTGATCTCCTGCCAGTGCGCCCACCAAGTCGCACGCTCAGACTTCAGCGATCCCCAACGAGTGAGGAGCTTGTCCCGGCGCGGCGACTTAGGGTGCGATTCTCCGAGCGTGTACTGGTTCATGTCACATGCCCAACATGGTCGTGCGGCCCAAAGTCAGGTCCTCGGGCCTAACGCCCTGAGCGCCCGTTAGCATCGTGCTTGCTGACCCTTGGCCAGCGCCCTGCTGCGCAGCTTCCATAATCGCGTTAACGTCCGGCTTCTTGCGGTTGGCCATCGCCATCGCCTGCTCGCTCGAACGCTGCTGGCTAAGCGCCCGCGCCTCGGCCTGCTTCTGCGCCTGCTCCTGATTGCGCATCGCCTTCTGCTGAGCCTTGCGGCCCTTCTCGCCGGAGTAGATCGAATACCCGGCCTGCCCTGCACCAAGCACGGCCAGAGCGCCAAGAGCCGCAGCGGTTGAAGAAAAGACTGGCATCAGATCACCTTCATGTGCGTGCGTTCCACGGTTTGGTAGTTCATCCGGCCCAACATGTCGGCAACGCCGGACTTACCGTCCAACGCGATATCCGACATAACCAAGAACTTGGCCCCCTGCGCCTTGCCCCACTCCTCGAACTTACGCAGGAGCCGAATACCGATAGGGCCGCGATACTTTGGCATAACCCACCAAGCCATCTCGACGGCGGTCGGCACGTGCGGCTGGCACCATAGCGAGGACATAAGACCGATAATGGTGCCCACTACCTCGCCATCGACATCGGCCACGAAGATCATCGCGCCTGCGTCCATTAGCCGATGGATACCCGTGGCGCAGCTAAGCTCGTCGAACGGCACGGTGCGGCTATATCCCATCTCCGAGAAGAAGTGCGAGCCGACCTGCACCAACTGATGCACATCGGTTTCGGTGGCTTCTCTGATAATGGCCATTGGGTTAACTTATGCTGTATCCATGGGCAACGGGTACACTCACTTCAGGGCATACGGATCGTAGTCCTTGATGCGCTTCTGCCTGCCTGCCTCGTCCAACGGGTCGCGCCTGCGGATAGGGGCAGCGAACGTTAACGCCAACGCATCGGCCATGTCGGGGGACTTGCCGCCTTGCAGGCGTTTCTTGATATCCTCTTTCGCCTCCAGCACTCGACGGCCTGAGGTGTCGTACCAGTAGATCGGCGTGGCCAACTCCTGCTTCAGGTCTACGTCGTTCGGGATAGCGCCGCCGTTGCGTATCCACTGCGCCATCTCCCACCACATTTCAGCGCGACGGTTCGCATATAGGTTGGGCTGCACCGCCTTACCCCCGAACGGCACCTCGATAACGTCGTAGCGCAGCATGCGCAGGCGGTCGATAACCCCGGCTCCAGCCCCGCTATCGATAAAGACCGCGTCAGGCTCCCAGTCCTCGATAACGTTGGCGACCCTCGACGCTAGGTCCATGTTATCGATGCCCTGATAGACGCGGAACGGATAAGCTTGCAGCCCCCAGCGTTGGGCTATCACGCTGCGGTCATCGCCAAACCGCGCAGGATCGACGCCTAGCACCTTCGGCGCACGGTCGAGGTCTTGGGGTAGGTACTCGCGACGAGCCGCTGTTTCGGCGTCCAGCAGGCTCACAAGCTGGTCGCTGCCCGCCGCCGAGAAGTCGCATAGGTACTCGCGAGCGAACGACGCTTCTGGGGTATCGCGGCGCAGGCGCTCCACCTCGTCCTTATCGATAGCCTGCGTGTCGTAGACGGTATAGCGCGCACTATGCCACTCGGGCGTCGCCTGAGCCTTATAGAACAGTTCGCTGAATAGGTTGACGCCGCTCGGTGTCCCGATAAAGAGCGCCCAGCCTCGGCGGTCGGACAACATAGGCTGGACGATATCCTGCCAGACCTCTGGCCTAACCTGCGCGACCTCGTCGATAACGACGCCGTCAAGTCGGGCACCGCGTAGCGCGTCGGGGTTATCCGCGCCCAGCACCTTGATGGTCGCCCCGTTATGCGTGAAGGTTATGGCGAGGTCGCCCTCGTTAACGTCGCAGGCGCTAACGCGGCGCAGCCCTTCGAGCCGGGCCTTTAACCTAGCCCAAGCCAGCAGCTTCGCCTGCTTGAGATAAGGCGCGATGTACGCGAACAAGGCCAGCGGCTGCTTCGTTTGCAGCGCGGCGTTGATTAACTCCATCAAGGCTAGCTCGGTCTTGCCCGCTCGGCGATGCAGAGCCAGCACACGGAAGCGCGTGCGGTTAAGGTGGACCTGACGCTGCCAGTCGCGCGGCTCATAACCCAGCCGGATAGTGTCAACCATCAGCAGGCTCGTCCATCGTTATGTGCTGCTGCTCTACGGTCGGCACCCCGGTGATAACCTGCAACTGCACTCCGCCAGCATGATCCACGCCGACGCGGTCGCCATACTTCTTCGGGTTCCACTTAGCCAATAACTTGAGCCGCTGCTCGACCTGAATGCGCCGCCACTGCACATAAGCCGGATCTATCCTCGAACCGTCCTCGGTACGCTCCGGCTCCTCGTCGATCATCGCGATAGTATCCTCGGCAATCGCATCAGCACCTGCGTCGCGCGCGCGTGCGAAGCGTTCGGCGAATTCTTTATCCTTCCTCACCCATTCGTAAACCGCTCCCCACGAAGGCTTGTTGGGTTGTCTGCAATAATCCCGCAGAGTTCTTCCGTCAGTTATCCACTCGATAACCTCGTCGGCGTAGACCTGAGGCACAGGTTCAGGTGGCCTGCCCACTGGCCTCGTTATCGTTGGCAACTGGGACTCTTCGCCAGTCGTGAGCGACTTGTGCGCGTAGCTGGTAATTCGCGACCTTTTGGACATAGCTTCTCTTGAGACCTAACTCGCGAGCGATGGCACCATAACTCCAGCCCTCGTCCTCGCGCAGTTCTCTGATTCTGTTGACGATAACCTGCGGGACCCGCGAGTTATGGTGTCCCTCGTTGATCCTGTGCCCGTATTCGTTAACGGGAACAAGGCGCGTGCGTTTCAACGCTTCTTCTTCTTAAGCATCGCAGCCCAAGGCGTTTTGCGCTTTGCATCTGCGGCGTTGAATTCTTTTGCAACCGATTGCGCGATACCAACCTTCTTGGCGAAGGCCGGGTTGTGCGCTGCTGCGGCCATTAACTTTGCCTGCGCTGCGGATTTACTGGGCATAGTTAGGTTTCCAGTGGACCGAAAATGGGATAAGCAATCGCCTGAACTCGTTCCTCGTTAACGCGACGAGGATAACCAGATGGCCTAGCAGGTTTCAGCGGCTGGATTCTGGGGTCCCCATTTTCCGCGATATAAAGCTCGCGAACGAGGTCGAGCTTTTCAGTTTCGAGGGTAGTTATCGTTGCGTCCTGAGTAGATACCTGCGAAGTTAAATCAGCAATAGTTGCGTCTTTTGCAACGATGCTAGCATTCAGGCTAGCGATAGTTGCCGCCTGCGATGCGATAGTAGCGTTCGCAGCTATCAGGTCGGCGCTAACGTCGAGGAGTTCGTTATACGAATCCTCATAGGTGTCCACCATGTTCCAGATATTGTTAATGGCTACTGTTCCCTCTTCGTCGTAGCCCCAAGTGCCCCAGTCGCTAATTTTGAAGCCTTCCATCGTCGCGGCGTCCGCGATCAATAGCTTCAGGTCCTCGACTTCTGCATTCGTCAGAATGGTCATTCTTGGTCCTCGTCTATGGCATCGGCGCAAGCGCGAAGCACCCGATGCATAAGGCGGTCGAAGTCCTCGCGCTCGGCGTCCTCGTCGAAGTAGAGAGCGAGGATTTCCCCCAGCAACTCGCGCAGGGCCAATAACTCAGCGGCTACGGCAGCGCCTTCGAGGTTGCATGGCGCAAGGTCCACGTTCGTGCGACCCTTGACCATCTGAGATAACCGCTTGCCTCTAACGCGCACTAGGCACCGTCCTCGTCGTTATCACGCAGCCGCTCGCGCAGCCGTTCGAGCTTCGCCCACAACAGCACCGACCAGCCGCATACGTCTTCCAACTCCTGCTCGATCTCGTTAAGCAGGTTATCCACTGGCAGGTCAAGGCTGGCGTCGCCGTAGATGCGTGCGCCCTCGACCAGCCTTGCGCGGACCTTGGAGACGAACTTGTCGAGCGTGACCTCGATGGGGTGCTGCATGCAGTACGGTGTAGCGGGATTCTGATGCGGTGCAAGAAGTTGGCCCCCTCGCCGAAGGCCAAGAACAGGAAACTCGAAAAAAATTTTCGGCTGCAAGTGCTGCAACTGCAACGACTTGCGACGGCTCGCCGACCACAACCCAAGTTGTTGTTGGCTCACTGCCGATGGTGTGTATAATAGGGGCATCGAGCGCGGAACGCCGCGAACGACACCGATCTTTGACAGTGCGAACGACCTGAACCTGCCTGCCGGACCGCAGGGCGCAATCGACAGTAGCGCCCGACCGACCAACCCGACAGTCAGGCCAACGACCCGAAGCAAAGGGCGCAGGTAGTGGGGAACGGACGCGAGTCCGCAAACTCCCGAATGTGGTCTGGTGCGTAGAGCGCACCACTGACGATGGCCTCGGACAAGGCCGAAACCACTACCCGATGATAACCATGAACCTTCCAGTGTTTACCCCTGAGCCGCTCACCTTCACCAGCGCCGTGCTTAACGGTCGCGACCCTAGCCGCCGCGCTTACCGCTGCGAGCACAAGAGCAGGAAGTTCACCATCAACATCGACGGCAACGTCATCACCATCCGCGAGTATGTCGAGTGGGATGGCGCGTTTATCCGCTCCACGGTGACTAAGGCCAAAGCCGACCGAATCACCAAGGCCCAGCAACTTGTCGAACGCATTACCAACAAACTCTGATCCATAACGAAAGCAACAACATGCACTACTACTCCATCACGACCGTCACCTCCCACCGCCTCTTCAGTGTCCTGCTCGCCGCGTACAGCGGCACCAACATCAAGCCCGAGCGTTGGCAAGTCGCGGAAATGGCTCGCGATCTAGCCTGCGCCTTGAACGATAACCTTGAGTGCAAGCTTGGCAGCCGCAACTACATCTCAGGCAACGATATCGAAGACGCCATCGACGTTTTCCTCCAGCAGCAGCAACTCAACGAGACCGTCAAGCAGATCCTTGATAACCAGAAGAAGTAACCATGAGCCAGCAAACCATCACCGTCGCGTCGATTGACGTATTCGCAGCCCTTATCGCCAAGTTCGTACAGGAGGGCCTCACCTTCGAGGCCAGCGACGATAAGGACGGCGGCTTTGTTATCCAACTTACCGGAGGGTTCTAAAATGACCGACGATAACCAAATCACCATTCCCGATATCTACTGCCCAGCATGCGGCCACTACGACCATGCCAAGTACGGCAACATCGGCAAGCTGCTGTTCTTGCAGTGCGGCCAGTGCGGAACCGATTTCGTGGCCAAAGACAAAACGTAGAAAACCAAAACTAACTACCCCCTAAATTTCCATGACCGCAACGAAGAAAACCAAAGCGTGCTTCCTCTCTCAGTTCCATGGCCGCGAAGGCGGCACCTACGTCGTGATCACGGCGTGTGGTCGCTGGGGACGCGGACCGACAATCCTTGAAGCCAAGCGCAACTGCCAGCAGCAGGGCGCTCGCAAGTTTGCGCCAGACTGCGTGCTGGTTGCATGGCAGGCGCTCGATGAGCGTGGCCTGCCCGGCGTCGATGGCGACGGCTGCCTGAGTTACTACGGCAAGCTGGACTACCTCTGGAGGCCCAGCGACGCACGATAACGCCGCGCCCTTTGGGGCGCAGAAAGAAAAACAACGATGACAACCGAACTGACACACGCCTCTCTAGCCTTGTTCCTGACTCTGGCCCGCGACTCGATGGATTGGAATGGAGTCCCGCTGTTCGAAGGCAGCAAAAGGCAGTGCGGCAACCTTAGCGACCTTAAAACGAAGGGCCTACTGTCCACGCAGCAGGACGAGGAGAACCGCCTTTGCCACTGGGTAATGTTCAGCGAGTCTGGCAGGCAGCTTGCCGCCCAGCACGGCATCAACATTCCCGACAACTAACTCCGCGCCCTTCGGGGCGCTCGGTATGCGCAGTGGTGCTGCGCACTGATGAGGCCCAGCCAAGGCCGAAACCGAGAACTAGCATGAACATCAACGACACGCTCAATCATCACAAATCGCGTTTGCTCAACATTCTGGGCGAGCAGCCCGGCGCGACGGTCTACACTCTGATCACCAAGCGCAGCGATACCTCGCGCCGCGTGCGTCTGTTTGCCTGCTGCGATAACAAGCTGCACGAAATCACCAGTTCGGCAGCGGTACTTATCTTCGGCGCAAAAGTCCAGCGCGGTGACTGGGGATCGCGTACCCGCCTCAACCCAGAGGGCCTTCGGTTCGAGGGCTGCGGTTACGACGTAGGCAACCATGCGATTGGGTTTCTGGCCTTCCAGCTTCACGGCAGCGAGGACGCGCTGAAGGAGCAGTCCCTGTGACCACTGATCCCATCTACGAGTTGCCGTTCTGGGATTATCACCTCGACATGCGCATGGAGGAGTTTGTCCGGCGCATGGCCGACGATCAAGGCATGACGCACAAGTGGCGCGCCGAGACCGACATGGAGTGCGTGATATTACTCAGCAACATGCGCAAGTCGCGCATCACCGATAGGCCGGAAACCTCGCATGAGGAACGGCTGATTGCCGCCAAGCTTATTGGCAAGGCGCTATCGCTTCGACTTCTGATTGGAACCTACAACGAACTCAAGGAACAACAATGACCGCTACCATCAAACCTTTCAATCACTGCGAAGGCGCTCGCGTGCGCGTCTACCGCAACCTCCGCAACAACAAGCTGAGTGTGCAGGACAAGGTCACGCGCCGAGTCATCGGGCATGTCGATCACATTGATCTGGTGCAAGCGCGTTTCATCGTGTCGCGCACCGGAGTCGAGCGCATCCGCGCAACCAAGCGCAAGCGCGTCGTTGCATTCGTCGAAGGCACCATTCAACGCTTCGACGGCTCGCATGTTCTGCATAACCGCGTTCAGTTTAATCCGTACCGCTGGGACACGTTCGTCGATACGGATGGACACGGCGTTGAAGCGGCTGCGGAGATTGTCGTGAACAGCACCGGATGGATGTGGGCCAACGGCCTGCGCTGGTCGCACTGCTGACCCTAACCCATGAATACCATGAACGAAATCAAACTCTACGCTCAGTGGAGCGTCATCAATAACGCCTACATGATTCTGTTCGGCAGTGCGCCGTGCGGACTTGGATCGACCGAACGAATCTTCTGGCCCAACCTAGCGGAGTTGGCGGTCGAGTGTGCCGCGCTTGGTCTCAGGATGCGCCCGAGTGGGCGCGGGATCACGCGGCGTTGGTATCTTGAAGTTAACGAGTAAACATTAGGAGAAAAGCATGACTACTACCCCGATTCATCCGTTCCAGAAAGCTGGCCTTGGCATCGCACCGTTCCGGGTCCTCGCATACGAGTGCCGTCGCGGCCCGATCAAGCGCGTCGAGAACGGCGTGCTCGTCACGTACGGCAGTCCCGGCCAGCCAGTTACCGCGTGCGAGTACTGCTCGACGCCGATTGTGCACGTGTACATCATCGAGAGCAGTGACGGCAGGGAGTTCGTTGTTGGCTGCGAGTGCGTGCGCAAGACTGGCGACGCGCACCTCCTCAAGCAAAGCAAGCAGCACCTTGGCGAGTTCCGAGCCAAGCAGCGCGAGGCCCAGCGCGTAGAGCGCAAGCAAGTGTGGGAGAATCAGCGGCGCGTCGAGGTGGACGCGCAGAAGCGCGAGTGGCTCGCCGCCAACCCATGGTGGAGCCCGTTTGCCGCGAAGCATGGACAGAATCAGTTCGTGCAGTCGCTGGCCAATACGCTGCACCTCTGGGGCACGCTCAGCGAAAAGCAGGTGCAGTTTGCCCAGCGCCTGCTTGTTCAGCTTGACGTTCCAAAAGTCCCGGTGCCCATCACCGAAGGTCGCACGCGCGTCACTGGCACCATCGTCAGCATGCGCACCGACCGGAACGGCTACGGCAGAGTCGAGACCAAGGTTCTGCTCGACGTTACGACCGACGCAGGCGCGTACCGATTGTGGGGCACGCTGCCGGACGGCGCGTACAGGGCGGTGCGTGGCGACACGCTGGCCTTCGACGCAATCGTGCAGCGCAGCGACAGGGACGTTGCGTTTGGGTTCTACAAGCGCCCGACCAAGGTCGTGCTGACTCCGGCAGAAGCGGGGGTGGAGGCATGACCTCCGCCCAACTCGACAGTGACCGCCCGTACTGGGCAATCCACAAGGAGACGGCGCACAAGTTCGACTGCTTCGAGGACTTGTGCAGGTTTATCTCAAGCCTGAGTCCGATAGTGCCGATAACCCTGCCGCTCTACTTCGGATACTTGCCGCCTCCAACTTGCGGAGCGGACGGTTCCATAACTTTCGATCCAGCAAGATTAACTTGGGTACTTAAGATTAACACGGGAGATAAATAATCATGGACAACTCGATAATTAGCCCGACTTGGATTGTGCGCGGTAATACCCGCAAAACAATCGAAGTCGGCGAACTACGCAACGAAACGGAAGGGGGGCGCTGGGTGTTCTGGTACTACTCCTGCCGCGCCGAAGTGTTCAAGGGCTGCACTACGGCTAGCTTTCACTGGACCTACGAACAAGCCGAAGCCGAAGCGGAACGCCGCTGGCAGGCACGATTGGAGGGCGCATGTTCCAATATCTGATCGCCGCCATCCTGTCCGCTTTGACTCTGGCCTACCTCGCCACCGCGCAGCGCCCCACCATCGAGCAAATCGATGCGTACCGCAAGGAACTGCGCCCGTTGCTCGACGCGATTCGACAGGTCGAGTCGGGCGGCAACGACGAGGCCACTGGAGACGGCGGCAACGCCATCGGCGCATACCAAATCTGGATCGCCTACTGGTCCGACGCCGTCGAGTGGGTGCCGGACCTCAAGGGCGAGTACGAAGGTTGTCGTGCGCGCTGGTACGCCGAGCGCATAATGATCGCATACTGGCACCGTTATGCACGCCGGGCGCTCATCGATGGCGACTATGAAAAGCTGGCCCGGGTCCACAACGGCGGCCCCAAGGGCCACCTCAAGCAGGCAACCGAGAAGTACTGGGACAAGGTAGTCAGGCTGCTTGAGGACTGAGCGCGCCACGTTCGGGAATGGCGGGCGATCTCGGTGGGGGCGGTGGGGTAGTAGCCCCCCCACCCCGCCAGCCTCTAGAAAAGCCAGCTAACCATCACGCAGAACCCGATCCACCAAACCATGCAGAACCACACGGCGAGCGCCCACACGGTCAGGCGTCCCCAGTTGATGTTTTGCTTGTTCATCGTTCCCTCTCCACCAAATCGCGCACTTGCTTGCGCATGATGTTCCATGCGTTGCACCAGCCGCAGACCTCGCCGGAACTGTCCCAAATGCCCGGCTTCATGTGGCGATGGGAGGGAGCGTTGCCTTCAGGGCGTCCATCAAAGTACCTATCGCTGACGCCGCAGCGCAAAACTTCCTCGGCGGCATCAAGCAGGTTCTGCATCCGGTCAAAGTGCATCAGCACCCGGTGACTAAGCTGCCGCAGTCCGGCCCAGCTAATATTCTTATCCGTCTCTCCGCGAAAGTCCTTCAGGATTTCTTCAAGCTGCTCTTTCTTCACGACGATCCCCCTCTTTTCGTTCGGTACGCCACGCACTCGGTGCAGGCACACGCCAAGCTTCCCAAGGGCATGTTGGGCATGTGGGTGACAGGCTTCTGGTAGACGGAGGTCTTCTTGGCCACCCACTCAGCCTTGAATCCCACCCAGCCGCGTAGGACACACTCCGACACGGCATCTTTCAGTTCCCAGCCAGCCTTCTGGGCCTCCCCCTCGATCAGGCGCAATGCGCCGGAGGTCAGGGGTGCCCGCTTGGCGCGGCGCAACTGCACGAAGTTAATCCAGAGGGCCTCGGGCACCGAGTCGGGGCGTTGCGCCTCCGACAGGGAGCGGGCGGTGTATTCTCTCTTCTCTGGTTTTGGTTTTGGTTTTGGTTGGTTGGACGTTTGTTCAACGTCCGTTGAACGTTCGTTGGACGGCTGTTGAACGTCCGTTGGCGGAACGCTCTGGCGACGCGCTGCGGAGGCTAGGCCAGCCTTGGCTGCCTTGGCGGACTTGTCCCGGTACTGCTGGAGGGTGTCCTCGACGCGCTTGTTGGTCCAGCCACGACCCTCGACGAGCACAAAGAACTCGCCCAGAACGGCCTTCACCTCGGCCTCGTTCGACGGCAGCCCAACCTGTCGTGCAACGACCGTTGGACATTCGTTCAACGGACGTTCCTGTAAGTAGTACCAGTCTAGCATCCTGCGGTAAGCCAAATCCTCCAGCGGCGTTAAGTGACGGGTGTGCGCGGCGTAGTCGCCAACGTGGAATGGGTAGTATTTCACGGTGGCTGCCTCAGGCGCTACGGCCACCCTTCATCAGGTCCCGCAGCAACTGCCGACGTTTCCGAACGCCTTCCGCCGTGCGAGCATTTGAGCAAGAGACGCACGTGCAGTTGATGATCCAACGTAAGGTGCCGCCACAAACCTTGCAGGGCTTCCCTTCGTACTTGGTCTGGCCTTCCATCGCGGCCTTGGTTCTGGGTGATTCGTTCATGGCCCCCTGCATACGGGGCAGCGTGGCACGGTCAACCAGAAAGAGCACAATCTTCCGCTGGCAGGCGGGGTTGAGGCCCAGTCGCCGACTAACGCACCGCAATATTAGTTGACCATTTAATTAACTCGGCCATTTTTGATCGAAAGTGGCCCAACTTCCATCAAAAAGATCGAACCGAAAGTTTAGCTATTCTCAGAAGACGCAGCCTTCTTGCCGCAATCGAAGGCCACGCTGACCCCCATGGTCATCCATTGCAAAAATAACATTCGGACATGCTCGCCATGTTCGTACGCTTCGTTTGTGTCGGAAAACTTGCACAAGTCATGTAGCGATTTGCTAACCGCTTGCGCCAGAGCAGCAAACTCTGGCCGCTTACCAACGGCGGTTTCGTAAATCTTAGCTTCCTCAATGTTCACGTTTTTGTCCCCTCTATCAAAAGTTGGCGGCGAACTTTGAATAGCGCCGCTGGCTATTCAGTTCGTCCGCACAACGCAGCCTTCAGAGCCGCCCATTCGTCCCTTCCCGGTTGCACTGATACATAGCGGAGCCTGCTGTCGATGTCCTCGGCTTCGTTTGCTGCGACCTCTTTCGCCGCCTCCTCGATCCTTCGCAGCCTGCGGATTTCTGCGGTCATTTCTGCAATGATTTCGGCAGCTAAACGATTCAGACAACTAGCGTCTAACAGCTGGGTTTTTACAATGCTTGCTTGGAACAAATATTTTTCGTCTATCATGGCTTTGTCTCCTTTGCCGCAAGAGCATCCTTAAGCTGTTGCCGCAGACTGCGCACCTCGGCGAGCAGTTGGGGCACCTGATCGGCAAGCCATTGATCGCAGCAGCATCGGCTGTACCACTTTCCGCAGCCGACGCAGTCGGTGCTTTGCTCCCCAGTTCCCGGGGTTTCGCGTAGTTCTACTCGCTGCTGAATCTTGTCGATGTCGATCATGGCTTCCTATTCCTATTCCAATGGGCTAGGGCAAACAGGCCCATGAGCGCCACGCTGGTGGCGAACAAGGCCCTAGTGATCGGGTGCATGGCTAGGATCTCCCATTAACGAAGATCGGGGTGCCATCGCCCAGCCACGCCCCCGAGATGTTGTAGTCGAAGTGCTCCCAAGCCTCCTCCTCGGTCATGCCGTTGTCCTTGACCAGGATCTCGACCACCTTCTCGGCGCTGTACACCAGGACGTGCAGCCCGCGGTCGGTGAGGTAGGCGGTGCCCAGCTTGGCACCGTCGAACATCTCTGGAAGCTCCAGCGTTTCCATGGTTAGTCAGTGCAGTTGCAGGGAAGGCCGTCTTCTTGGACAGGGTCATCAAACAGCCATCCCTGTCGCTTCACCAGCAAAGCCAACGCCTCGTACTTGGGACGATCAAGCCTAAACACCTTTCCGTTTCCGGTTGCAGCAATATCCGTCCTAGACTCTTGCTTGATCCACCACTCAGCCGAATCTGGCTCTGCTTTCATAATCTTCAGCAGGCGTTCCTTGGTTTTGAGAAAGCACAAGGAGCAGTTGCCAAAGCTGTTGTCGCCGCCTGGTAGCTGAAGATCAAAATTGTTGTTCTTCCAGAACTCAAGGACGTGGGTCACGTCGTGGCCCGCTGCGTACATGGGGCACTCGATTTCCTCGGCGGCTGTGTCGCCCTTGATCTTGGCAACCCGCCTAGGTTCGTCAGCTCGCAGGCCGATGGAACAAGTCCAGGAGTCCCAGCCCAAACTACGGCAAAACCGTTTGCCAGTTCTGATCTTCAGCTCTGAGGTGCAGAACCTTTGCTGCGGGTTAGGCAAGGAGCCCTTGGCTTTGATCAGGTCGGCAAACGGTTCCCCGTTTCGAGAGGCCGTCTCGTAGTTGACCACTTTAAAGCTGTGTTCGTCGTTGACCCGCTGGTATTCTAGCCAAACGAGCGGCCTCCAGTTGGTTTCGATGTCTCTCAGAAAATCGTAGGTCTTGGGGTGCTCAAGGCCGGTGTTGCAGAAGACTGGGATCACGTCATCCGGCAACTTGCCGTCGTAAGCCTCAAGGACCTTGTGAAGCATGAACCCGCTGGTTCTGCCCCCTGACACGTTGATGAGTGCAGGGCCTTCAATCCGGTATGGGTTCCTTGTGGCGTTCATGCGGTCACCGTCCTCTTCGCCCGGTACTGGACACAGCCCTGGCAGTTGCAGGCTGCGGTCCCCAAGGGCATGTTCGGCATGTGCTGGACATCCTTGGACAGCGGCTTGCCGTTGATGGTCTTGGTCACCCAGTCGGCCTTGAAGCCCTGCCAGCCCCTGACCACGCATTCCTTGATGGCAGCCTCCAAGGTCCACCCAGCCTTCTCCGCCTCGGCCTTGATGCCGTCCAAGGCCACCTCGGTCATGGGGGCCTTCTTGGCCTTGCGCACGGCTAGGTAGTCCTTCCAAAGGTTCTCAGGAACGTCCGAAGGACAAGGAAGAGAATACAGCGACCGCGTAGCGGGAGCCTCTTCTCTTCTCTCCTCTTCTCTTCTCTTCTCTAGGCTAGCAGGTTGATAGCACTCTGCTAGCAGGTTGCTAGCAGGTTGCTCCGGTTCTGCTAGCACGTTGCTAGCACTCTGCTCCAGCCATGGAGAGAGTCTTGTAAGTAGCTTGCTGGTATCGGCTTCCTTCATTCTCAGCCTGAAGGCCAGTTGCTTGAGGTGTGGCAGTTGCCCTTTGTCCTCAGCGGCGATGAGCCAGAGCATGATGAGTGCCTTGGCATCGTCCCCCGACAGGTTGTGCCACTCCACGTCGTCCAGGATGGACTTGTAGAGCTTGATCCAGTGGGGGCTACGGTCCTTGTAGTGCTGGAACTTCTCCCAGTTCTTGATCTTCACTTGCCCTCAGCCTCCCTCTGGAGTCGGCCCTGGCGGGCTCTCTCCCTGGCCTTGCGCTGGCAAGTCTTAGCCCGTTCGCAACTGCACTTGACGCAGTCGCAGTTGACGGCGTAGCGGAGGGTCCCCCCGCATCGCCTGCATGCCCTACCCTCGTATCGCGGCTCTCCAGCGGCGATAGCAACTTCTCTGTTTGTAGCCATGGCATGGAGGCTACACCAATACCCAAACCATTTCAAGCATCTGTCGCATCGAACACTGGCCTAGCCGTGTGAGGCACCACGACCTTGCGCTGCATGGGCCTCTCCCCCCTCGGCTCCGCATGCGTCAGCGGCCTGACCCCGTAGCTCATTCCACACACCTCCAACAAGATCTTTCTTGCGACAAACCTGGTACCTAAAGGCACAACAGATTGGGTCTCCAGATAGGCCACATACTTCACAAATGTCCGGTAACCTCCAAGCATCCTACGGAGTCTGGTATCAATCTTGACCGGGTCCGCTCGCGGTGGCTCACACCAACGAGCTGCAAGCATCGCTCGCTCAAACATCCGCCTACGCCAAGCCTCACTCTTCTCCTCCAGGTACCGAGGCTCTAACCGATACCGCTCCAACAACCACAACGGCGGTAACCACCAACTGCCGTCCTGGTACCCCTCAAACATCGGGTACTCACTCACAGGATACGTGGCCGCAACCGACCGCGGAGACACCGACTTCCACTTCTCATACGCCGTTAACGGGTACCGCGTACCAACCGCACGATACGCATCCGCGTGAGGCACCCCTGGCACCACATACACCGACTGAGGCACATACCGCAAAGGTGTGTCCAGAGCAAACGGCGGTAACGCTATACGGGACGTGGAGAGAGGGGGTGAACCTATACAGGACGTAGAGATGGAGAGAGGGGGGACCCTATCTATGTTTGTTGGGTCCCCCCCGCGCCGGGCTGGGTACGGGGATGGGTAGGTGGGCGTACCCCCACCCCCACCCGCCGCCACGCCGCGCCCCTCGCTAGGCTGCGCAGGATGGCAAGGGACGGGCGAACGGTGCGGTGCGTCTCCCTCACCGGGCGAGGGAAGGAAGGCGCTGCGGTGCGCTCCCTGGAAGGCGAGGGAAGGCGAGGATGCGAGGGAGGGAAGGCGAGACTGGCAACCCCCCACCGCAACCGCAATCGCCCGCCCAATAGCGGATCGCTGGCTCCGCGCACGGCCATGGGCAG